TGGCTGCAAGAGCTACAGGAAGAGTACGGCATCTATGCCGTGGCGTGCGGTTACGACCCATGGCACATGAGGGACACGCCAACGGTTGACGCCTACGTTGGCTATTTCGGCAAGGACAACTTTATCAAGGTGATTCAGGGCGCAAAGACCCTGAGCATGCCCATGAAGGAGATAAGGGCGCTCTACCGAGAGAACCGAATCGTAGACAACGCCAACCCCGTTGCCGAGTGGTGCCGTTCAAACGTCATGGTTCGCACCGACGTTAACGGCAACATTCAGCCCGACAAGAAGAATGAAGACCCGCGCAACCGCATCGACGCATGGGCGGCAGAGATTGACGCATTCGTGACGCTGCAAGACCAGATGGACAACTACCGTGCCTTGATAGGAGGATAGCCAATGGCACTATCGATTCGTTCCCTCTTCGATTCGGTCTTTCACAGGCCGCAAATCAAGGCAGTAGATGGCTACTTTCAGACCTTCACGGCCTACATGCCTGTGTTCACCACATGGCAGGGCGGGCTTTACGAGGCAGAGCTAACGAGGTCTGCCATCGAGGCTGGCGCTGACCACGCCAGCAAGCTAAAGCCAGAGATCGAGGGCGTAGCCAAGCCACAGGCCACGCGCGCGCTGTGCACGATGCCTAACCCGTGGCAGACAACGCCACAGTTCATCAGGCGCATTTGGACGATGGTAAACGTCAACGACACGTGCCTTATCGTCAAGATGCGCGACAGGTACGGCACGCACAACGGCTACTATCCCGTTCTGCCTCAGATGTGCACGGCCTACGACGTTGACGGCGAGCTTTGGCTACAGCTCAAGTTCCCTGACGGCAAGACCACCTATGTTGAGTGGGCAGACGTGGGCGTTGTGACGCGCCACCAGTACCGCTCAGACCTTTTCGGCGATGGCGGGGACGCTCTCAAACCCACGCTTGAGCTGATGCACGCTGAGAACGAGGCAGAGCAGAACGCCATCAAGCAGAACGCTGCAATCCGCTTCATCGGCAAGTTCACTCAGAACCTTAGCCCAAAGGACATGAAGGAGCGCCAGAAGGAGTTCAACAAGCAGAACCTATCTGCCGAGAACAACGGCGGCATTGCCGTGTACGACCGAGGCTTTGAGGACGTCAAGCAGGTGACGCCTAGCACCTACACCGTTGACACGGCGCAGATGGAGCGCATCGAAAAGAGCGTCTATCGGTACTACGGCATCAACGAGGACATTATCCTCAACCGCGCGAACGAGGACGTTTTTAACAGCTTCTATGAGGGGCGCATCGAGACGTTTGCCGTGCAGCTAGGCTCAGTGCTCACCGCCATGACCTACACCGACTATGAGATTTCGTGCCACAACGAGATCACCTTTAGCGCCAACCGCCTAGAGTTCGCCAGCAACACAACAAAGCTCAACGTTGCAACGGCGCTCTTTGACCGTGGCATCTGGTGCGGCAACGACGTGGCCGACGTATTCCAGACGGCGCACTACGAGGGCGGGGACAAGCACGTTATCCGTGGCGAGTACATCGACCTTGCGCTCATCAGCGAGCACACGGCAGACGATGCGGCATCAGCGGCGCTTGTCAACTCAGCAATCGACAACATGGGCGGCAACAACAATGGAGAGGGGGCAGACAATGCCAGCGAAACCGAATGAGCGGCAGTACCGCAACATGGCACAACCGCTGTCGGTGGTGAAGCGCGCCGGGTACGAGAAGCGCTTTGATTCCGACTTTTACACCGAGGGCTATGCATCGACCTTCAACGATCCCTATACCCTGTGGGTAGACCCTTGGGACGGCACCGAGTACAAGGAGATCGTGCGCGACGATGCCTTTACCGATACCGTCATGGACGATGTGATCATGCAGTTTGACCACAGGGGGCGCGTTTTCGCGCGTATGAGCAACCGCACGCTCATCGTGGAGCCTGACAAGCACGGACTCTTCACCGCTGCCGACCTCAAGAGCACCGAGACTACACGCTCACTTTATGAGGATATCGACGCAGGACTCATCACAAAGATGAGCTGGGCTTTCACCATCGATGAGCAAGAGTACGACAGAAGCGAGCACACCTACATCATCAAGAAGGTTGGCCGCATCTATGACGTTTCAGCCGTGAGCCTGCCAGCAGACCCGAACACGGACATTTCGGCTAGAAACCTGCTCGACGGAGAGATCGAGCGAGCGCGCAAGGAGTTTGAGCGCTCACGCCAACGCGCAAGGGCTCGTGCGCTGGCGGCAGTAGCAATTGCAACAAGCAACAGAAAGAAGGACTAAGCATGGACGAGATCACTAACATGACCGTTGCCCAGATCATTGCCGAGCTTGAGCAGCGCATGGCTGCCGACGAGCAGGCCATGACCCCCGACGAGGCGCAGGCCCATGCCGAGCGCATGGATGCGCTCACCGCTGAGCTTGAGCAGCGCAACCAGCAGGCCGAGCAGCGCACGGCGCGCATCGAGGCGGCGCGCTCTGCCATCGAGAGCGGCAACGCCAACCGTGTTGACGCTGTGCCCCTGAACTCCCGCACCGCTGGCGGCATGCAGTTTAACGGCCAGATCGAGGATGTGACCGACTATGGCCGCTACGAGCGCTCTGCCTACTTCAAGAATCTGGCGGCACGCTCTGGCCTTGTCATTCCCCACATGGAGATGAACCAGCAGGAGCGCGCGGCGTTCACGCACCTGACCTCTAACTCTGAGGCTGTGGTGCCCACCGAGACCCAGAACCAGATCATCTCTCTCATCGACTCTAGCGCTGTGATCTTCGGTGACGCGCACCGCGACAACTTCTCTCACGTCTACGAGATTCCGCGCCACAAGCAGATCGTCAAGGGTGACGCTGCCAAGACCGACGAGGGCGCGGCACCTGCCGACGAGGAACAGAACGATTTCGACACGATCTCTCTCACTGGCGAGGAGATCAAGAAGACCGTCAAGATGAGCCGCAAGATGCAGGTGCAGAGCATCGACGCTTTCGAGGCCTACATCATCAACGAGACTGCCGCGCGCCTTGCGCATGCTGCCGAGCTTCGCGACATCGCTGTGCTCGATGATGCAGAGCTGGGCATGGCTGCCGCCAACAAGATTGCCGTCACTGGCTCTCTCACCAAGGCCAAGCTTGCCGAGGCCATGGGCAAGCTCAAGACCTTCAACAACCCTGCTCCCAAGGGTGCCATCGTCTATGCCAACAGCACGACGATTTGGAACACCATTGCCATGGTTGAGGATAACCAGAAGCGCTCTTACTTCGTGCAGAGCGAGCAGACGGACGATCCCACCATTCAGGGCCGCATCTTCGGTAAGACCGTCAAGCAGGACGATGCCCTTGCGGATAACGTTATCCTCATCGGCTATACCGACCTGCTCATGACCAACATCTTTGACGGCATCAGCATTGACCCGTACATCGAGCGCGGCACCCAGAAGCGTTGCTGGGACGGCTACCTGCTCTATGACGGCGCGCTTGCCGTGCCTCAGGCGTTCGTCAAGATCACCATTGGCGCGTAGGCAGCAGGCCTCTTGTGGGGGACGGGCCGCACGTGCGACCCGTCCCGAATCTAGCGAGGGGGTGACCCATGGCTGACGAGACAAGCAGCCCCACCATCCTTGACGCCTGCCGCGCTGCTCTGGGCGTGACCGACAGCTACTTTGACGATGAGATCAGCCTTAACATCGCTGCCGCGCGCATAAAGATGCGCAACGGCGGCGTGCTCGAAGAGAAGACGCTTGACGATACCGACGAGCTGGTGAGGGTTGCGATCATCGCCTTTGTCAAGGGCATGGTTGGCAACGACAACCCGGACGCAGAGCGCTACCTTGAGTGTTTTGAGGGCATGGTCTGCCAGATGAAGCTTACCCGCGAGTACGGGCAGGTGATGGCAGATGAGTAGGTGGCTCAAGACCTGCATGCTCGTGCAGGTCGTGCCAGCGCGCGACGAGTACGGCGTTGCGACCGAGTACAAGATCAGGCGGCGCGTGCGCTGCAACCCGTTCAGCATGGGCGCTCAGTCGTTCTACGCTGCCGCCACGTCTGGCGTGCATCCCGTTGCGACTATTCAGCTCTACAAGTGCGACTACCGAGGCGAGCGCACCGTTGAGTACGACGGCGCGACGCTCAACGTTGACCGTGTGGATGCGTCAAGCCCGACGTTTGTTGTGCTCACGCTCACCGAGCGAGTGGGCGAGCGTGGCTAGGCGCGGCAGGCGGCGGCTCAAGTATGCCTTTGACGTTGGCTCAGACGAGTTCGTTACAGCCGTCAACGATGCGGCAGAGGCGCTTTGCCTTGACGTTGAGGACGGCATGGCAGAGCGCATGCGCTCTGCTGGCGAGCGAGCCGTTGCGCTGCTTGCCGAGAGATCGCGCAAGAGAACGGGCGTATACGCTAAGTCTTGGGGCGCTGATGCCATTGTCACGCCATACGGCCTGACTGTCGTTGTTCACCAGCGCAAGAAGCCCGGACTAACCCACCTGCTAGAGAAGGGCCACGCTAAGCGCGGCGGCGGCAGGGTGTCGGGTGACGGCGTGATCGTGAGCGTGGCCGACGAGGCGGCAGGTCACCTTTTGGAGGGCTACGAATGACAACGCTAACCGAGCTGTGCGCGGCGCTCGACGGCTTGCGCATCCCGTGGGCCAACACCGAATGGGCAAAGGGCGAGGAACCAGAGCCACCGTACATCATCCTCATTCCCGAGCCATCAGGCGGCAGGTCGTATGGGGCCGCTGATGGCACGTGGGTTGACACCGTGACCTACGACGTTGAGCTGTATACGCACGCGCGCAGCTACGCAACAGAGCGCAAGGTGCAGGCGGCGCTAGACGCCATAAGGCTGTTCTGGCGCAAGGACATTTACAACATCGAGAGCGAATACCTCGCAGAGACGGTTTACACCGTCACCGTGCGCGAGGACTAAGGAGCAACTATGAGCGTTACCAAGCGTGACGGCTTTATCGGCGTAAACAAGTTTGCGCTTGCCGAGATTACCGACCCTGACAGCCTCACCTATGCCACGCCTGTTGACGTGCCCAGCATCGTTGGCATGTCGGCATCGCGCGGCGATGACAGCAACCCTAGCTATGCTCGTGATGAGGTCTGGATCGATGCCAAGCCCGACACGGGCGGCGATGGCTCTTTCCGCATCCGCGACATTCTGAGCGATCCGACCTTGCGCAACCTGCTTGCCAAGCTCTCTGGCTACCTCATCACCGCTGAGGGTGACTTGCTCGACGTTGGCGATCCTGTGCCGTGCGCCATCCTTTGCGAGCGCTCTGCCTACCTTGGCAAGGGCCAGCGTAAGTGCTTCTACTGGTGCGAGATCGGCAAGCCCGACTTTGAGGTTGAGACCAAGGAGGACAATACCGAGATCGGCGAGGTTGAGTACCCGTTCACCTTCAAGCGCGTGCAGCTTGCGGAGGGCGTGCGCTGCGCCACCCGCGACAGCTTCCCCGGCAACAGCACCTATGAGGGCTTCTTTAGCGAGGTGGTCAAGACCACGGCAACCGCTGCCAACAACGGCTAGGGTGGTGGCCGATGCGCACAATCACCATCGAGGGCGTTGAGCACGTCATTGATTGCAACGCCTTTACGCCTTACGTCTACTCTGAGAACTTCACGACCATGCGCGACGGCAAGGTTGTCTCTGACGATATCGCGCTTGCCATCGGCGAGGTCATGGACTGTATCAACACCGTTGGTTTCCCGCCACTGCTCAAGATGATGCAACTGTTCTGGGCATTCGAGAAGTCTGCAAAGCCTCAGGCAACGCCTGCATTCACGGCATGGCTCAAGGAGCTGCCGCCACTGGTGGTGAACCTCGATGATGAGGACGGCTGGGCGCACGAGGTCATGGAGGAAGTCAGGCTGAGCTTTTTTCGCAACGCGAGTAAAGCGGACGTGGCAGCCGCGACCGAGTGAGCACCCGCTGCCGCCATTCCCGCCAGAGGTAGCGGACAGACCCGGCATGGTGTGGCTCTACACATGCCACAGTGCGGGCCTTAGCCAAGAAGACCTCATGCAGATGCGCATAGACCAGGCGGAGCTTTGGCTAGAGATTCACCAGTTCATAGACGATGCCATTGCGCACATCGATGAGGATGAGGCAGAGCAGGACGCAGAGGATGCGTTTTGGAGCCTGTAAGCTCGTGACGGCCGCCAACTTTCCACCGTGGGAGTTGGCGGCTTCGTGCGCTTATGGGGCTTGAGAGAGGGGGTACACGTGGCAGTTGCGTACACTGGCCTTACGATTCAGTTTGCTGGCGATACCACCAAACTGCAAGACGCGCTAAAGACCATCCGCAAGGAATCGAACAACACCAACAACGATCTCAAGGAGATCAACAAGAGCCTCAAGTTCAATCCGGGAAACACCGAGCTTTTGCAGCAGAAGGTGCGCAACCTCAACAAGGCCTATGAGGAAACCAAGCAGCGCCTTGATGCCTACAAACAGGCCATGGAGCAGCTAGAGGCTAAGAAGCAGAGCGGCGAGCAGCTTACCGAGCAGGAACAGCGGCAGTACGAGAGCCTACAGCGCGCCATCCTGCAATGCGAGAACCAGCTTGATAGCTATGCCGATGCCGTCAAGGAGGCGAGCGCCGAGGCCGAGGCGTCAAAAACCAAGCTCTACCAGATGGGCCAGACGCTAGAGGACAACGCAGACAAGCTACAGAAGCACGGCGAGCGGATGGAAACCGCAGGCAAGGCCATGATTGGCACATCCACGGCCATTGTCGGCGCGTCTGTGGCGGCATTCAACGAGGTTGATGCTGGCATGGATGCCGTGGTAAAGGCCACGGGCGCGACGGGCGAGGCGGCAGAGGCGCTAGGTCAGAGCGTCACCAACGTTGCCACAACCGTTGCTGGCTCTGCCTACGATTGGGAGACCTTGGGCAACACCGTGGGCGAGGTCAACACGCGCTTTGGCTTCACGGGCCAAGACCTAGACGATTGCTCAGAGCGCTTCTTGCAGTTCGCATCCATCACGGGCACAGACACCGTTACTGCCGTGCAGCTCGTGAGCCGTGCCATGGGTGACGCAGGTATCGACGCCAGCGAGTATGCGGGCGTGCTCGACTCTCTGGCCGCTGCCTCTCAGGCGTCTGGCATCAGCGTTGACAAGCTGGCTGGCCTGCTCACGAGCTACGGCGCGCCAATGCGCGCGCTGGGCTTCGATACGCAGAGCGCTATAGCGATCTTCTCACAGTGGGAGCTTGCGGGCGTCAACACCGAGACGGCCTTTAGCGGCATGAAAAAGGCCATCTCTAATTGGTCTGCCGAGGGCAAGGACGCCAAGGTTGAGTTTGGCAAGGTGCTCGAAGAGATAGCGGCGTGCCCAGACATTGCGAGCGCCACCACAAAGAGCATCGAGGTTTTCGGCGCTAAGGCAGGCCCAGACCTTGCGGACGCCATACAGGGCGGGCGCTTCGAGTACGAGAAGTTTATGCAGATACTCGAAGGGTCAGAGGGTACCGTAACGGCCACCTTTGACGAGACCACCGATGGCGTAGACCAGATGAACGTTGCCGTTAAGGAGCTGCAAAGTGCTGGTGCCGAGCTGGGCTCTGAGTTCTCAGACATGGCAGGCCCAGTGCTGCATGAGTTTGCGGGTGTCGTGCACA